ACTGCGATGCCGTTCATTGTCGTCACCTCTCAAAGCGATGACACGGTCAGCCCGACTTTGGTTGGTGCAGATCGCATGCGGGTCGCCACAGTGAATGTTGACTGCGTGCATTCGTCACTCTCGAGCGCGTCAAACATCGCCGATCATGTGCGGGTCGATCTCTACGCGGCGAGTGGAACTCTTGCGACATCGACCAACAGCCCGATGAAAATACAAAGCATTCGCATCGAAGGCACAAATATGAATTACGACCTTGGCAGCGAGGGCACTGAACTCGGTGCGTTCGTTTGCAGCGTCACTCTGAAAATCTATTACATCGCATCGGCTCCTTCTCCAGTCGCGTTGACTGACGGATCGCAGCCATAACACAGAAAGAATAATCACATGGCAGCTACTATTTCATACAACTCAACAATCAAACTTGGAGTGGCTACTGCTGGAGTGTATGTGGCTCCAACCGTTGCTCTCGGCGAAGTCACATCAATCTCATTCGATGGTGTTGCGCAGTCAACGATTGAAATCACACAACTTAGCGATGCAGTAAAAAAATTCACCGCTGGACTTTTGGATCCTGGCTCTATTAATTTGGAAGTGAATCTCGATCAAGACGATGCGACACAGGCTTTGCTTTTTGCCGCTTCAACTGATCGTACATTGCGCTCTTATTTAATTTCGTTTGGTGTTGCGTCAAGCGGCGGAATGACAGTGAGTGGACTTGGAATTGTCACAGGATTTAGCGTCAAGGCTGGACTAGATGCAGTTCTCACTGCTTCATTCACAATCAAATGCACTGCCGCATACACAATCGCCGCGCTGTAATCGAGACCCCACATGTCAATCAGAGAACAACTACTTGCACTCAAGATCCCGACCGCCACCGTCAAGGTTGCGGGCATCGACGGACTCGTATCGCTTCGCGGCCTCACGGCTGGCGAGCGTGACCAATGGGAGCAGTATGTGTACTCGGAGCGTGACATCAAAAAAGGCGTGAAGAACATCCGCGCCAGCCTCGTCGTGCGCTGTATAACGACGGAGGCTGGCGTGCGAATGTTCACCGATGCGGAGATTGCGGAAGTGGGATCAATGCCCGCATCCGTGATTGACAAGTTGTATGAGCACTGCCAACACCTCTCGGGCCTTGGCGCAAAGGACGCAGAGGAACTCGAAAAAAACTGAGAAGCCGCAACGGAATACGCATGTTCATGTTCATGCTTGCGGCTGAGTTGAAAATGACGGTTGCAGAATTAGGAGATCGAATGTCCTCACGAGAACTCCAAGAATGGATTGAATATCAAGGCATTGTTGGATGCCTCGACTCACGCCAGCGTGCGGATCTTGGCGCGGGCATTGTTGCTTCGACTGTTGCCAACGCGCATCGCTCGGGTCGATCACAGTCATTCAGCCCGCAAGATTTTATGCCGTATGTCGACAAGCCGAAGCAGACTCCGCAGCAGGCAATTGAAAAACTCAAGCGCGAAAGAGGGATCAAGTAATGGGTTCAATCCAAGGCAAGATGACGGTCGATCTCTACGCGAATCCCGACCCATTCGTGCAGGGCATGAAAGCCGCTGAGAATGCCGCAAAGAAAAGCGGCGGCGGGATTGCCGCAAGCATTGAAAAAATCAATGCGAAGCAGATGAAGAATGTAATGGGAAATGTTTTAAAAACAGTGGGAATAGTTGGAGCAATCGAAACTGGTCAGCAAATAATGCTTGCCACGATCAAGGGAATGTCGGACGGATCGGTAAAAGGATTGGCTGATTTTGGAAAAGTTGCAGCCAGCGCAGTGACTTCGGTTGTCAAGGGATTACCAGTGTTGGGAACTTTCATGGAAATTGGAGAAGAAATTGGGAAGATGGTGACAGGTGTCAATGATTTAGTTACTGCCACTGCAAATTCCACCGCGGAATTTGAAGGAATGAAAAAAGTTTTAGGTGGTGTGAACGAATCTAGAGCCAGTGCAAGTTCTCAAATTGATGACGCATATTTGAAAACTCATCAAGTAGGCATGTCTAGTGGCAATGTTTCTATTGAAAATTCTGTTATAAAAAAACGTGCCGCCGATAAATTAACGGTCGACGCATTTGCGGAAGAACGAAGAAAATACGACCGAGAAAATACAGGCAAAACTCCTGGAATAGACGGAATACAACTTCGTCAAAGATCCACAGAAGCAATATTGAAACTTGAAGAAAGACTCAATAAAGAGACTGAGATAATGAAGAAAATTTTGACTGAGCAAAATAATCTTGCTGAAGAAAAACAGAATAAAATTGATATTTATAATCAGTCAGTCAAAGATCAAGATGCGTTAGAAAAGCAAATTTTAGACACGCAAAAATCCACCGCCGAATGGGTTGAACAACAGCACCAAAGGTATCTCGATCTTGGCCGGACAAAGCGCATGATCTATGAGTTGGAATTGCAAAGCCACAAGGGCATGACCGACGCTGGCAAGAAGCAACTGATGCAGGAATTTGACGCGCTTGAAGCGGTCAAGAAGACTGCTGATGCGAAACAAGAGGCTGCGCAACAAGCCGCAGATGATCTCAAGGCAACCGCAACTCTTGAGACAGATATTGCGACTGCGAAGAAACATGTCAACGATCTCTCTAAAAACAACATGGCAACAGTCGACTCCGCAATCGGATCGATCAAGGTCGCCGGCTCGCAAGACTTCTCCAAAAGTCAAGAGATGGCACTTGCGCAAAAGACATTGACCAACGCCATAGAACTCAAAAGATATATGGAGTCGATGGATAAGACACTCAAGACAATGGGAGGAATTACGTAATGGCTCTTGTATGGACAAAGCGCGAACGCCAGGCGACATACGATCGCGGCCGCTGGAGCGGGACACAGTCTTATCTTGTGACGGATGATGCTGGTATATCAATCAGCGTATACACGATTGCATCGGGGGCAACTACGTATGAAGTATTCGGCGGCGGCGATGACGGGACAATGGCCACATACATGCGATTCGTGTCCGCAACCTATTCGCCAGTGGGCGATGGCATGGACAAGATTTGGAATGTCGTATTTTCGTTTGAGTCGACTACTGGCGATGGTGCAGCCGCAACTGCCATAGATGTAAAAACAGAAACGGAGCAGGGCTTCACGGCCATCGAAACTTCCATCACCACGAATATTGTGGACATCTGGAGATCGGGAACCTCGATGACTATTCAGGCATACGGAAACGCGCCTAATGACTCAACCAATATCGCGGGATCTCCAATGGACACCAGCGGCGAACCGATTTCAAATATTCAAACGGTAATCAATATCAGCGTGCGCAATGTGATCTATGGACGACCCGCGTATGCGACGATTGCTGGCATTGTTGGGAAAAGAAATAGCGCGGCGTACACCTTTGGCTCGACTGGCAATACATACGCATGCGTTGCGGGTTCGCTCGTCCTGACTGGATCCACGACCAGTCGCATTGGCCCGAACACATACGAGGTCAACTACCAATTCTCTCATGATCCGTACACATTTCACATGCGGCAGCAGGCACTGCGAGACAAGGACGGAAATGTCACGCACGCGCCCGCTGACCTAAACGCGGCGGTATCAAGCACAAATATTTCGCATGCGACGCATGTGTATTGGGTGCAGCCGTTACCTTTGACAACTGCATTCTCTGCTCTCAACATTGCGTACACCTAATCATGGACATCAAGCCAAATATCCGAAAAGGTTTTGGCCCGATGTCGACTCGGGGCTGGAACAAGATCGCCAACAAGGCGAATGAGAGATCGCCTGCGAATGATGCAAGGGGTAGGAAAAGCAGCAACGGCAATATGGCAACATATGTCGGGATCATTACTGGAAGAACCACACTGATCACAGGACGAAGATTTTTATACAAAGTAAAACAGGCTCAGTGTAATTTGACAACATACATATTTTCAGCGGCAAACAATGCTGATGAGAATGATGCGCTCAACACAGTGGAATCCTTGCAGCAGGCAAGCGGAACTAAAAACGGTCCGGGCGTTACGCACACCAACATTCCCGCTGGTTTCACATTTGAAGCAATTCAAATTGGCACATGTGTTGTCGTGACACAGATTGACGGCAGACATTATTTCACGGTCTCAAATGCCATCGACGGCGGATGTCCAGCATAATGGCTCCCGCACGAAAGCAATCTCTGACACCGCTGCAAACGACTGTGCTCGTGGGTCAACTCATAGGCATCCTGATCGCCTTGGGTCTCTATGTTTCATCGCTCGGCGAAAAGAATGCAGTGCTGACCCGCATCGCAGAGGACACAAAATCGTTGACCTTGACCGCAGCCGAACTAACCAAAGCAGTCATACGCGGACAAGCAATAGATGAAAAGCACACTGAAGCAATTGCCGCGTTGGCAATCAAGATTGATCGGATGAACTTGAAATAATGGAGGATTACAAATGGACGGATTTCTTGGAACTGTCTTTTATTCTTTGTTGCTCGTACTTGGCGGCTACCTACTTTCGTGC